ATCAAAAATAACGTAATCGTTATTTTTTAATTTAAAAATATGTTTTTTGTATGGAGTTATTTCTAAAACAACATCAATACTGTTTTCAATTGATGCTCCATAGATCGCTTGACAAGAAGGTATGTAACTTAAATCTTTGTATTGAAAATTATTTCTTGTTTGTGTTCTTTCATTAGGCATTAAATAATTACCCCACGACTCTGTTGGCACCGCATTATATTTGTACAACGCAACTAAATAATCAATAAAGTAAGTATTTAAAGCTGTTTTTTCTATAGAGTGACGAACAGAATAGTCTTCATATCTACTATCTGTTGGATTATTATTTCTTCTTTTATTAGTTAGATAAAAACTTTCTAATACTGAGCCAGCTATAACCTCTCTTGGAAATCTATCCTTATTAGGAAAAGTAACTTCACCTGTGTAAGCTATCTTTTTTTCTAAAACTTTTTCTTTCATATGTTCTTTTTTAAAAAGAATTTTTATTCGGGTAATTTACCCGCTGCTATATCGTCTGGATATCTCCAAATTTTATACTCACTATTCCAAACATAATCATCACCTGGTTTATTTGGTTTAAAATCTCCATCAGATTCATCAAAAGTTCCACCAATCGCAATTCCTTTTTGTGCTGGATCGATAAGCTTCCATTTAGACCAACCTGTAAGATTTGTTAAAAAAGAAATTCCAGTGGCTTCATCACCATTGTTACAATCAGCATCATCTACAGCAAGCGTTGTAAGAACTAAATTGTTATCATCTAATTTTGCGAAACTATGAATTGCCATTATGCTACGTATGTCCCTGATGAGTTAAAAGTGTGAATAGTATCTGCCCCACTTGTTGTTACTGATCCTGATGTTGTACAAGAAGAAGCTGTAAGTCTTCTAATAACAACTCTTCCTGATCCACCTAAGCCGCCTGCGTGTGGTCCTGGAGGGCCCATATGACCTCCTCCGCCGCCACCTAAGCCGTTTGAGCCGTTGATTGCTGGGTTACTACTGTGAACAGATCGGCCGCCGCCTCCTGGTCCACCATTTGCACCATTTGCACCACCTCCGCCACCTCCAGCGTAAGTTGTACAAGAACCTTCAATATTTGATACAGCTCCGGGTCCGCCTGTAGTTCCTGAGCCAGGTCCTCCAGCTCCGCCTCCGCCACCGCCGGGCGCTGGGTTTCCTTCAGGAGGAGAGTATCCTCCAGCATTTCCAGTTCCGCCTGGACCTGCTCCTGATCCTCCGTTTTGTGGAGTGTTAGTACCTCCTGGGTTACCACCAACTCCTCCGCCTGTAGATGCTATACAAGAAAAAGCGCTATTGCTACCTGCTGATGTAGCACCTGGTGTAGCACCAACTGTTACAGTGTAAGATTCACAAGCTTCAACTTCAAAAGTTTTACAAGCTAATGTACGGTATCCGCCTGCTCCGCCACCGCCTGAAGTTGCAGATCCGGGTCCACCGCCTCCGCCTCCGCCGGCAGCTATAACTAAATACCTAACGTTGTATAATTTTTTTCCTGATCCTGCACCAAAACCTAGTACTTGATATCCAAACATGTTTTATTCTCCTTATGCGTCGTTAGCCGCGTCAGTAGTAAAGAATAATTTAATACCCAAAACTCTACATTCTCCTGTAAAAGTATCGCTACCATCTGCTGCGTCTCTAAAAAATTGAAAGTAAGATTGCTCACCTGCTGCAGGGGAACCTGCAACGGTCATAGCACTACTTTCATCTGAAATTTGTTGGTCTTTTACTGTGCCGATACCAGCATCTGTAACGTTGATAGCTGTTCCGTATGCAACATCAATAGTATCACTATCTGCACACGCTACACCTTGTAAACCAAAAATAGCATTTCCTGTGTTTGTAGTAGAAGGAGACCAATAAACTTGATAAGTTAATGTTCCTTCATTCCATGATTTCGGCATTCCTATTGTAAATTGTGTATATTGTTTTGTACTAGCATCAAAATCAAATACATTTAAATCTGGTCTTGTAGCTGTTGTTTCTACTAAAGCTACATCTGCAGGATTAGTTGTAGGTCCGTACATTGCAGTAGCTGGTATCCATATAGTTTCTTTACCAGCAATTTTAATTGCAGCTGTTGCTGATTTAAGAACCCCTGATCCTTTAGGATTTAAATTTAAATCAATGTTTGTGTCACCACCAGTAGATGAAAGAATTGGTCCATTACTTGAAGCAGCATTAGTTACTGAGACTTCATTTACAGCTGAACCTGTTGTAGCAAATTTAACTTGCTCATTTCCGTTTTCATCATTAATTGATTTTGTATTATCAATAATAATATTTTGACCATTAGTGTCTAGGTCCGCTGAAAGTTGTGGTGAGAAGTCAGAAGATAATTCTGTGAAAGCTGTGTCCACAATGTTCGTACCATCACCATAAACCATCTTCGTGCCTTTGTCAGCTGCAGCCCATACTACTCCAGATCCTGAAGATGTTTTGACTGTTACTGAATAAGCGCCTGAAGTGGCATTGTCTACTATGTAAACTTTTTCTACTACAGGAACAACTACGTTAACGTTTGTTGTAATAGTTCCAGTTAATTGTAATACTGCATTTTTTCCATTGGAAACCGCACCATTTGAAACTGTTAATGTTGCACCTGTTGTAGCATTAAGAGCTACTGCTTCATAACCAGCAATTGCTTGTTCTACGATTAATAAGTTTGTATTTGTAATTTGTCCCCACGTTCCCGAGTTTTCACCGGTTGCTTGAACTGTAAGTTTTAAAAAACTTGATGTTGAATTCGCCATAATTATTTACTCCGATTTGTTATTTTTATTAAATTTAAGCTGCGGTGTCAACCTCTTTCCAAGTAGCGGTTGTGCCGGTATTGACGGTTTCCCAGATTAAAGCATTAAGCGATCCAGTAGACGTTGTCAAGTTATTTCCTGTTAAACTTACTGTCCCCGTTCCAGTTAAACTTACACTACCAAGTGCACTTGTCAAGGCTATTCCTGAAGGAGATGCAATAGTATTTGGTGTAGCTACAACACTTGCAAGAGTCGCTGTTAGTCCTATTCCTGAAGGTGCTACTTGTATAGAATCAGATATTCCACCCCAGTCTAAAGCACCCCATGTAGATCTTCCCCAACCTACGTTAATTTCAGTAGATACTCCTACATCAGCAACAGTTGAAGTTAATCCAAATCCTACTAAATCAGCTTTATCGTTTCCGTCATTATTCCATAAACCTTGACCCCAAGTTTGTCTGCCCCAACCAGTGTTAACTTCTGCTGTTACAGATACTGAACCAAGATTAGCAGTTAAATCAAAACTTCCAGTGACTAGTGTTCCAGGTATACCCCAACCTAATCTTCCCCATTGTTGTCTACCCCAACCAGTATTAACTTCACTTGTTATAGATACTGAACCTAAAGAAGCTGATAAACCAAATCCAGTAATTGCTGCAGCTTCGTTTGGAGACCCCCATGCTTGAGCTCCCCATTCTGTTCTACCCCAACCAATATTTACTTCTGTCGTTGTGGCTACAGATCCTAAACTTGCTGATAAGGCTTGACCTGTTACATTTACATTTAATTCTGTTTCGTTAGTATTCCAACCTTCTGCTCCCCAAGTTTTTCTTCCCCAACCAGTATTAACTTGAGTTGTAATGGATACAGATCCAAGGCTTGCGGACATTCCTATACCTGTTGCTAGAGCAGTTCCAAAACTACCCCAAGATGCTTCGTTCCAACCAAATCTACCCCAACCTTTATTTATTTGAGATGAAATAGTTACACTTCCTAATGAAGCTGACATACCTATGCCACTTGGAAATGCATCAGTGTTTGTAGCTGCGCCCCATTGATCAGATCCCCAAAATCTTCTACTCCAACCTTCTTCTACGGTTGCGTCTATAGTTACACTAGCTAAATTTGAAGTTAATGGAAATCCTGTTACTTGAGGTGTAGCGTTATCTTGATCACCCCAACTACCCGTACTCCAACTTAAAGATGACCATCCATCATTAACAATATCAACTTCTCCTCCCATGCCGATGCCATGATAAAAACAATAATAATAAAAATCAGTTGCGCTTGCAGGTGTAATTTCTACATATCGAGTTGTTGCTGAATTAAAAGATCCACTAGCGTAAGAAGAATAAGGAACAGATGATCCATCTAAATTATAAACAACTCCTGTTTCTATTCTTCCAGAGTTAGGATTTGATGAATCGGTAGTAAATAATAATGGATGGCCATCGTTTGTGGCATCGTCTTGATTAAATTTTAAAGTAGCACCTTGTGTCCACGTAATATCTAAATCACGAACACCGTCTAAAAAATAAACGCTTCCGGTGCCTGAACCGGACGGATAACGATTTCCAGTTGCGACTGTGACTGTGTAAGTTTTATCCGCCATAGGAGGTTTCTCCTATTATCCGGATATTCTTAATATCGCTGCTGCTGTTGTGAATGCTGGGAACTGAATTGTAAAAGTTCCTGAAGTTGCAGTTTTATCGCTACCAAAATCTAAAACTACTACAGCGTCTGTTGTATTAGAACCTGACCCCATAGTTGTGTTGTAGATTAATGCACCTCTTGCTGTAATAGTTGCACCCGTGAAAGATAAATCAGCAAAATCAGTTATCGCTACTGCTGAAGCCACTGAAGTTCCAGTGTTAACTAATGCTTTACCGCCTGCTGCGTAAGTGCCTGAAGCACCAACTTCTTGCGTTGTTGTGTAGGTTGCTGTGTTTGCATTTAAAGTTGCTGAAGATGTGTAAAGTGCTAGTTTAAAAGTGTCTCCACCTGATTGTGAAAAACTATGATCTCCATCTAAAAGTTCTTTTTTAAAACTGCTACATACTGCTTGTGTTATTGCCATAAAACTCCTTATTGTTTTCCAATTCGAGGAACACCACTTTGATATTCATCTCGTCTTCGTCTTCCCATTTGCTCGATTGAGAATCCTTTAACTGCTTCAACGTATTTTTTATCATAATGTTGGAGCATGTCAAGTGGACCTTTCAAAAATCCATATGCCTCTACCAGGCAAGCATACAATAAGCCGTTGGGAAATTTTTGACTTAGGTATGTAGTAGCATTTGTACTAGATAATCCTTGTGGTTTCAAGATATAATTTAATTGAATTGTGTAAGTAGCATTAGGGACCGGAGCAAAAACTAAATGGTTTTCATCCCAATAGCTGTAGTATTTAGGAACTCCTGTAGCATCAGATTTGTTATATTCTGCCATAAAATTGGTATCTCTGTAGTCTAGGAAGTCTCTTTCCGTGCCTGCTCCTACACCTGTTGCATCAACAATTTGAGCAGATCTAACTATTAAAAGATCATCGGGAGTTTGAACATATCTCTGATTTACAGTCAAAGTAGCTGTAGCATAAAATCTATTATTATCAGAATCAACTTCTCTAAGTAGTCTAAATTCAGCATCTTCAATGAAACCATTTATAATAGTATCAGTAAAAACATTACTGTCTACTTCTGTGTAGTCTCTAATTTTTGTTTTTAATTCATCGTATGTCATGCTCTTACATTAACAGGTCCTACCAAAACTTCAAGACCGCCTCCCGTTTCTGTTGATGTTGCGTTAGATTTTAAATTGAAAGTAAAACTATTGGTTCTGGGTAAAGTAGATGGCTGTCCTGTGTAAGGAATAGAAGTCTCAATCATTGTTATTTTATAGCTTCCAAAAACTTTAGCTCCACTTGAATGAGTTCTAGCTGTCGTGTTTGGTGGAGTTTTTCCTCTAAACGGAGCAGCTGTCCCTCTAACACAGCCTGTTAAACTGTTTCCTGAAACTCCTGTGTACTGAACAGTTTCATCTTCAATTCTTCCGGCATCAATTGTACCGTCTTGAGCATGAACTTTTTCAATCACCACAAATCCTGAAGTTGGAAAAATAGAAGCGTCATTTAAAATTATTGTATTAGCTGTTGTTGTAATATCTCCGTTTAATGTTGTTCCTAATTGTAAGGTGTTTGTTGTAACTCCTCCGACAGGACTTTTAACTGCTTGAAATCTTACAGCATCATCTGTTAACATTGTGCTGTTTGTTTGAGCCACAGTAACTAAAGTTGAAGATCCAATAGTTGTGAAAGGATCATCGTTTAAAAAATCTACAGTTGGAGGTTCTACTCTTGCAGGTCTTGGATGAGGTAAACCTTGAGGATCTGCTGTGTAAGGTTTAGGATCTAATTGTGGTTGTTTAGGTTCAAACTCAGAAGTATGAACTCTAGCACCATTCCATTCTCTTACCATTTCTCGATAAGGAAAAGCTAATCCTGATCTATCAGAAATAAATAATGCGTATTTTCCTTTTGATAAATTACTCATAATTAAGTTGTTGGGTAGTAAGTTTTAGGAGAAATGTACGTACTTGTAGACGAACCATCTTCTTCCAAAGCTCTACTCAACTCATCCTCATACAATAGTTTTAAGTTTTGTGTTTTTTCTGGTGCATATTTTAAACTTAAATAATAAGCTAATCCTGCACACATACATGGAACGAATCTATAAGGGACGTTTGTTGCATTAGTGTAAGCACCTGAATCTTGTATTCTTTGTTCATACCAAAAATTAATTACATTTCCATTTTCAGTATTACTAGGTGTTAAATATAATCTAATTATAATTCTATCTATTAATCTTTGAATATAATATTGTGATGGTTGACCTGTTGAAGTTTTATTAGATAGGGCCTGATATTGAGATCTAGATATTTTTTCTAAAGGTGCATCAACATTAGATGCATTTCTATAAGACATTTCTAAAATTTCAGCAGCGCCATTTACAAAATTAGTAACGGCTGCTCCGTTACTGTGAGTGGCAGCTGTTGTTCCGTTGGCTCCTCTTGCAACTCCTGTTAATTCTAAACTATTAAATCCTGTGTAACTAATATTTTCAGAACCAACATTAATTGTACCTGAAGTTGGCATTCCTGTTTTTGAAGCTAATGTAATTCCTGTGGTTTGTGATGTAGTAGTAATGGCTGCGGATAAGGTAGTAGTTACACCGTTTGAGTTACCATCGCCCGTGGATCTAAACAAAACATATTCGCTAGTTCCATTTACCAAAGTGATATTTGTATTTGCCACTTCCCAATAATGAAGACCTCTATTTCCCCATTCAGAAAATAGAATATTAAGAGATCTTCGAGCAGTTTTTAAATTATAACCGCTCATATCGAATTGTCCTATTCGATTATAAGACTCTTCAATTATCTCATCTATATAAAATGTTTTCTCAAAAACATTAGTGCCTGAAGTAGTATTTGGCATAATTTAGCCTCCTACGTATTATTTCCGCCACTATGAAATATAGAGCAAACAGTTACATGTTCCGTTACAAACGCCACTGTCAAATCTGAAGTAAACAGAATTGGTTGTGGAAAATTAATAACAATTGGTAGCGTAGTTGTAGCTGTGCCTGTAGTTTTGTATTTAAATTTTACAGTTCCTGAAGATCCGCCATCTTTTAAATGAAAGTCTCCTGAAGCTCCTGTTGTATTTAATACAACGCCATAAGCTCTCGCTCTTCCTGCAACAACAGTTTTATTCTCAGTAGTTACGTTTGTGTTCGCTATATCAGCTTGATACATATTTTCTCCTTTTATTTTTGGTCTCGGTGGGTATCAAGATCATCTTCAACAATGTCTCAAATTTTCCCACCAAGATAATTAATCTATTAAAACTGTTGTACGTTTATAATAAATCTCATGTTACCGCTTGCTGATGCGTTTACAGTATTTGAAATTTGGCAGAATATACTTCTTGCTGCCCCTGAAACGTTAGCCGCTGGAGAAACAGTTTTTGTTGATGTACCTGTTGTATTGATCAACGTTAAATTGTAACCAGCTCCTGCAGGAACAGTTGTTCCTCCATCTAATATAGCATCAGTCACAGCCGCAACTAATTGCGCTCCGCCTGTTGCAGTTCCAACTTTGAAACCAATGTCACCAGC